TATCTTACTACTATTTTAAATATATGCAAGCGTTTAAACAAAAAACCCCGCTTTTTGGGCGGGGTCTTCTGTGATGCCAAAGTGCTGATTAAGCGCCTTGTGATCCCCACATTCCGAGTGGATCAGACCAACCGAATGAATAACGCTCACGAGACTTGTAACGTACGTTACCTGTGTCGAAATCGCCGTCCATAGAGTTGCTTAACGGTGTACGCACAAAGTGCTTCATGCCGTTAGGAACATCAGTAGTCAAGAAGTAACCATTTGGATCGGTCAAGAAGTTGTTAACTGTGTAACCTTCTGAAACTGAACCATTGTTTACGATGGCGTTGATGTCGTTGTCGGTTGTGCCAACACGCAACTGAGTTTCGAGCAAACGAGTTGCAACGAATTGGAGTTGTGGAGGAACAATCAACTTCTTAGGTTTAGCAGCAATCAACAAACCACGCTCGTCTGTCCATTGAGCGATTTGAATAACGGCAGCTTCTAAAGAAGTTTCGTTCAAATCAGCCATTGTGGACTGAGTGTTGCTGTTTGTACCGCCAGATACCAATGGGTGAGCAGTGCTGAACAATGGAACGCCATCGCCACCGTAATAAGCGGCAGAGTTAGTAAATCCGTTGTTTAAAACAGCAGCAGCTTTAACCTGTTTGGTATAAGCCATAGCACGAGCCAAAGCCTTAGTGTAGCGAGCTGACAAAGAATCGTAGAGGTTGTCTTCGATTGCTTCTTCAGTCAAGCTAAAGCCTAGGGCAATAGTTTCGTGGTTGTAACGAGCTGTGAATGCCTCTTGTGCATTGTCATAACGAATGGCAGAGCCTTCGTTTTTGACAGGAGCAGCAGAGAAGCCAGACAGCTTGGTCTCCTCTTCGAACGAACGCTCAGAGGTCTCAGTTTCGTAGATCTCTTTATGTTGTTCACCGTAGCGAGCATACTCAAGTCCGAACAAAGCGTTCAGTCCAGGCAATAACTCTTTTAATAGTTGTGCACGTGAAATAGCCATTATTTAACTCCTATTAAGCTGCAGTAGCTACACCAGTAGCGCTGTAGTATGTGTGGGTACCAAAGTTAAATTTAACAATAACTTCAGTAAAAGAACCCGCTGCATTAACTGTCTCTGGGATACCAGCAACGATACGCATAGGTAAAGTTGAAGTACCAGCTGTAGTAGCCGAAACAGACGCTAAGGAGTCACCTGTGGTTGTGCTGCCAGCGGTCAAAATTAAAGCTGTATTTAGACCAATAGCTGCTTGTGTTACACCAGAAATTGTTGATGCGCCAGCAGCAGTTACAGCAACTTTGAACAAAGCATCTGGATCATCCAAAACAAAAGCTTGGATGTCAGTAGCGTTTGTGCTAGCTGGGTAATACTGTTGTTGCAACAATTGCTTGGTTGTTGGGTTTGTGAACTGACAACCCAAGAAAATGCCAACTGCATCGGTTGCGGTAGCTGTGGTTGAAACTTTGCTTAATGTGCCACCAGTGTTTAAACGCACAACATCACCGTAAAAAATCGATGTGCCAGAGTTTTGAGCAATGGGGAATAAGCGAGTTTGACCAGCAAATACCTGACCACCGATCAAATTGATCGGCTGAAACCCGTATGGGCCTGAAACGGTAGGATAAGCCATTTAGAACTCCTAATTAATTTAATTACCTTTACCAAAGCTACTTGTAGATTTCTTCTCAGCAAAGAGAGGAGCACGTGGGTCGCTTTGACGCATAAAATTATTGTCTACAGCTTCCGTCTGAGCATCTGTTTGTTTGGCGTAAAAATTATTACGCTGTTCAACAAACTCTTCTGGAGTCTTGCAAAGCAACAACCCACCAATCTCAATATTGTCTTTAAAACGACTATTGGGATCGATTAACAGTTGCATTTCTGGTTGCTCTTCCATTGGTACTGGCTCCCATTTTTCTCTCAGTTTTGCTGAAAGATTGCGTGGATCTGCTGCTCCCAATGTTGAAATACGTACCCAATGATATTTATAGCCAGGCATTTTTACAGGCTCTGGAAGTAATTCAGCTGGAGCCCACTGTTGAAGGCGTTCGCTTTTATCACGAGTTTCTACTTCACGGTCAATTCTTTTCGTAGTCATTTTAAATTTCCTTTATAAGTTCACGAGCATATTGCTCATTGGTTAGTCCTAGTTTCTTGGCAATTGCTTGCTGAGAAGTAGTCAGTCGAATCTTTTTGGAAGATGTACTGCGACTAGCCGAAGCTACAACAGTGCTAGGTTTGTTTCTAGACTGAGGTTTTTCGTCTTCATCAATGCTCTCGAAATTCTCAGGGAATCTCTTACGCATAGTTTCGTCTATGCGCTTGTAATACTCGTTAGTGGTTGCATACGCCATACCGTGTTCTTTAACCAGTCTTTCGTGGATACCCAAAGCCAAACTGGTCATTTCGTCATCTTGACCAAACCATGAATTTCGTTCTCTCCATGTTTCAGCTTTCGAATCACGCACAGGCTGTTGCCGCACTTGTGGTATTTGTACATCATTTTCTTGCCTTTGTAAAGCCCTTTGTTCACTAATTGATAAAGCACGGTCTGCTTTTATCTTAGCAGCAGTGATTTTTTCCTGAGCATCGACTAATTTTTCTCCATCGCCCGCCTCATAAGCATCACGATATTCTTTTTTAGCCATTTCTAGATCACGATCTGCACTGTTCATGTACGAATCAAGAGCTATCTGCTCAGAATTGGTTACCTTGTTTTTAAGGTTGCGGTTTTCTGCTAACAGCTTTTGGGCAATATCGATAGCTTCTTGACGCTCCCTATCTGCTGCTTCTTTAGCCCTGCGCTCGTCATGGTAAATTTTGCGAAACCCTGCAATCTTTTGCTTTGCCGCCTCGGAATACTCATCTAATTCAGATCTGTCTAATTCTTCAACAAATTCTGGCTCAGAAGGCGTTCTATTGCGGTCTTGCGGAGGGGTATCGTCTTCTACTTCAATTTCAAAATCATTTTCTTTTTCGGCAGAAACGTCTTCTGCTTTTACTTCTTCATCGGGAAACTTGTAGTTTTCCATTCGTATGCTCCTTAGTTAGCGTTTACTTACGTTTAATTCCTCTTGGATCATCCACTACGCCTTCCACAGAATCATCGTTGATCATGCGGAATTCACGTCCATGAATTACTAATCGGCTGCCAGCATATGGTTTTACAAGGACAAAATCGCCCTTTTTACACCAAGCACCGCTAGGAAAGCGGGCTTTATCTGCATAGCAGTCTGGTCCTAGATCCACTACAAACAACACTGTAGTCAGCGTTTCCTCAACTCGGACAGTTTCGTCTGCCTTGATGATCCCACTTTCGTACTCTTTCTCCATCTCAGGAATGGCGCATAAAATGCGGTATCCAGAAGGTTTTGGAAGCTGTGTTGCCTTTTCTTCGTTTGACTTATCAAGCAGTTGCGTAAGATCTACCGCTTTGTCTAAGTCGAGTGTTTCACTCATCCGAGTTCTCCATTCTGTCTTTGAGGTCTAATACGTAACCACGTGCGAGCAGCAGACCTCGGATCTCCCCACACGTTTTTTTGTAATCTTCAAATTTTTCGTAATTTCCTAGGATTACAGAGTCTTTTAATTGCGTTGTTTTGTCGTCAATATGCTTTAACAGTAGTTCAAACTCGGTCATTCTTCATTTTCCTTTTTAGGTTTTTGGGATTCCCTTGCCTTTTCGTTAGCTCTGGCATTGATTTGTGCAGCAAATAATTGGGCGGATATTTGACCTTTTTGCGTATCAATCTGGTCATGACTTCTAGCAGCATCAATACCCATTTTGTGACCTGCAATATCAGTATCTACTGCCAGTTTTTGCATATCAAACGCTTCTTTTGCCTTGTCTTTAGCCATGCTTGCGCCAAATTTATGAGCTTCCATTTCAATCTTAGTCATCTCAACTTCATGAGAATTGTCTAATTCCATCTTTTTGAGCTGAATATCGGCTTGATCACGTGCTGCTTTACGTTTTTGCTCTTCACCTTTGATTGCCAATTCCTGCATTTGCATTTGAACAATAGGATCTTGAGCTTGTTCTTGAGCTTGTTGCTGTGCAGCCTGTGCTTGATTCTGTTGCAATAGCTGAGTAGAGGCTTGCGCAACCAGACGAGAGATTTGTACCTCATATTCTTCTGGGATACTATTTTCATCTTGCTCTTCTTTGTAGTCAGGCAACGGAGCGCCTAACTGTTGCTCAATCATTTGACGATATTTAAAGCCAAAATGCTGTGCAATATGCGCTTGCAGTGCCGCCATCATCATTTGAGCCTGTGAATTTTGTCCAATAGCAGCCGCAGTAGTTGGATCTTGCATAAAATTGGTGTGAGAAGTGATGTGGGCTTCATGATCTTGGTAAATAAATGCCTTTACGGGCTTCATCATCAAAATATTCATGTTTTCGGTCACAGGATCCCTTGGTTTTTGGTCGTCTTCCATTGGAATTAGCTTTTGAGCGTTGCGAATACCCAAAACATCAAGCATTTGGCGGTGCAATTGAGGCAAATTGTAGATTTGTGGAGCACCTTGAGCCAATTGGAGCACTGCTTGGTACTGGACAATCTTTTGCGCCATTGTTGCAGCGTTAGGATCGCTTACAGGAATAACTGTTACCAACTCATAGTCGGACTTTTTAGCACGTGGGCGACCATCTACGGGTTCATAATCGTATTCTTCTGGGGTATAGTCCCGAATAATGTCTTTTAACAGACGTAATTCTTGTTTCATTGAATAATGAACACGAGCTTGCACCGCACTCATCACTTTTAATGTGCGTTCTAGGATAGCTAGCGTGGTTCCAACTGGTGAGTTGGCAGACATATCGGAAACTTGGATGTCTGCTGCTGATGCAAAACGGCGACCTTCTTCCACAATCATAGTTAACAAAGACATCAAGACTTGGCTTGGTTCTTTGTAAGGCAGGGTCATTAAATTATCTTTAATCGCTCCGCTAGGTACATCTACGTCACGGAATTCACCTGGCGCTATTGGGGTGTCATCACCTTTTACTCGCAACCCACGGGTCTTAAAGCCACCTGGCAGATTCGATAAAGTCCCAGCGTCCACAAGCTGTCTGATAATAGAAGTGCCAGACTTAGCAAAAGCACCGACAAGATGGATAAGACCAAAACAATAAAAGCCAAAGCCAGGCACGTATCCATAATGCACAAAATGTTGACGTTTTTGTTTAGTTTCATCTTCTGGTCTCCAGTTGCGTCTAATAGATAGAATGGTCTGAGTGCCTTTTTCAATAGTCACTACATATGGCAAGGCAATGCCTGTAGGCTCTCCGTCTTCATCCACATCCTCATAACCTGGCAAATCTAGGCTAACGTGCATTTCTAAAAGTTTGTAGCGGTCATCCGTGGTAGCACGAAAGCCCATTTTTTCTGCAATTTTCTTTTCTACTTCGTCCAATGAGCCGCTTGGAGAATCTAAATCTACGTCTCGGTAAAAACCCTCATACTGCAAACGCTTTACTTCATTTTCAGTTTTACGCATAACGTGGGTAACACGAGGAGCTTGCTCTAAGCTAGAAGCACCGTAAGGGACAACAATGTCTTCTGCTGGAACAAACATGGATACTTGACGATTTAGCGCAGGATCAAAGTACACTTTCTTAAATGCATTGCCTGAAAGTCCTAAACCCCAAATCATTCTTTCATGTTCAGGTCGGAATTCTTGCATCACATCTGTTAATTGGTAGTTCATGTCCTCCTGAACTCGAACTGATGCATCTTTCTTCTCAGGAGTTTCTTTGCCAATGATCTGTGTCTTGACTGGTCCTGCGGCAGGGAAAGTCTCCATGATTGTCTCAGCTTGGAACTTAACCAACGCTTCGCTGAGTAACGGATGATATACACCACAGGCTCCTTCCCAAGGCTCAGTACGCTCTTCAATCTTCATGCCCAGTAGCTCTAAACCGTCCACATAGGTTTGAATCCAATCTTTACGTGCCGAGATGTCGTCTTCAAAGTCGCCTAGCAAGTCGCCAGCAATTTCATTTAACTCGCCATCACTCATGTATTCACATAAGTTTTCGTCAAACTCTTCTTCTAAAGTCTCTTCTTTTTCAAACTCAATATCAATGCCATCTCCATGAATTTCTAAAGACTCAGGGTCTTCAATTTCAATTTCTAGATCTGGCTCTTCTGTGAGTGAATCTAATCCTATTGGGGCTTGGTAAAGACTTTTTTCAATTGACATAATGTATCCTTAGTAATACGCAACTTTTCTTCTTGGCAATTCATAATCAGGCTCATCCGAATTAATACGGATAAAACCGCCTTGTCGAAACCTTAAGAGGGCTTGGGATGTTGAGTCTACCAAGTCATCGTGGTCTCCATTTGGGAAAGAAGCACATTCTTCCATTACTTCCTCCGCCCATCTTGTATCGGGACACCATACAAAACCTGATGCAAATAAATCAGATATGGCGTTTACACGGGCTATCTTATCACTTCCTTTGCCAGGTGTATATTCCTGTAGGGGTATTCCCATCCGCCTCATTTCATAAATCAAAGGTGCACCCGCTGCCTTTTTTTCGATAATTAAAGTGTGAGGTTCATATTCTTTGTAAAGCTCGAATGCCTTGGCTTTTAATTCGGGAAACTCCATCCGCTCTTTAAATGCATCTAATAGGATTATGTGAGCAACTTCCCGACCCTCAGAGTCTGACTTATGAAATATTCCCCATGTCGTACAGGCGGAGTAGTCGGCACGGTTATTCTTTTCAAAGGCGGTATCCCAAGATTGAATAATGTAATCACAAAATGGTGGTTCATCACTTTCCCAGATCTTCCACATCTCTCGCTTGATAATTGCGCCTTCTTCCGAGGTAGGATTTTGTTGATACTGGGCTTCCCATTTACTAACAGGGATTTCTGCCTTGATTGCTTCTAGCTCCTCCTGCTTCCAAAATTGGGGCCAGAGTGGCTTTCCTGAAGGCATTAGCGCAGGGAACTCAATCACTTCCCATTCATCACCTTCTCGTTTAACCGAGTTTTCAATAATTTGCCCTGTTAAGTCTCGCTTAGACCAGCGGGTCATCACAATCACAATAGCTCCGCCTGGTTGCAGACGCTGACGAGGACCAGAAGAATACCACTCATAAACCCTGTCGTAGACTTCAGGGCTGCCTTGCATAGCTTCTTGTTCCGAATGGGGATCATCAATGATAAGAACGTCCGCACC